ATTTGTGAGATCAGGGAGGGCACTAGTCGAAGGGGTAACTCCTTCGCTAGAAAAATGAACAATTTCTCTTTGTTCAGATGTAATTTTTCTATCTTCATTTTCAATTTGTGAATTATTATCTTGAAAGTTAGCAGGTAAATTTCTTAAACGAATCAACTACCTAATCAACATCGTCGCATAGAGGGTTCCCTGGATATTGTGGGGCTGCCACTAGGCATCCTGGGATGTAAAGTTAAATAACTAGCCTAGATACTAAAATAGCACTACTTTTCTTTTGATTAACCTCTAAAATTTATATAGAAAAGCAAGATCACATCTTAGCCTAAAAATCATAAAGTTCATCAGCAAGATATTCAATATCATGCAAATAAGCTTCATAAGTGAGAATTTGTGGTATTGATGGCAAATCATCAACAATTCGTGTAATACCACTCTTAAGTTTATCATATTCCTCACGTCCATGATAAACAATTTCACGAAAAGCTGTTTCAATATTTGACATTAAAATAACATTAGGATCTATAGTATTACGGGTCCAATTAAGCATCTCATAAATGACCTCAATTTTAAGTGGAGCAACTGTACGCTGCAATTCAGGACAAAAGCGAAAACCACGTTTTAGAAAGAAAGTTTCTTCCAAAGTACGGTATTTCACCATTTTACCCGATTTTGCTTCATCAGTATACTCATGTTTCATTTCAGTCATTATAGCACTTATGGTTTCCTGATTATAAGTTTCAATCACATCCTCAGATATATTCAACTCATTATCATCACCATAAGTAATCATAGCAACCATTTTACGAAACCACTTCATTGAAGCCATTTTAGGATTGTCACGTTTCATTATTCTAATCCACGCAACACGCATAATTATAGAATTATACAAACAATTAATAATAACAGTAAAAGGATTTCCAGAAGGCTGTGAATGTGTCCACATATAGACATTATCTCCATAAATATGGACAGAATGTACTAAATGTGACCACAAACCCAAACAAATTTTCAAAATTTTCATACCTTCTTCAGTTGAAAAATCAGTAAATTGATTCAACCAAGGTACAAAAATATCCCAAAATATTGACCAAAGAATCTGAGCAACTAAAGAACCATCAAAATTTCCAAAATCGCCAGCAATAACACATTTACCTTTGGACTTCAAACGCTTAGCAATACGTTCCCAATCCAAAGAATATACATTAGTGCCAACACCAACTTCATTATCAATACGATTATGCATCAACCAAGCAGCAAATGGAAGAAAATACTTACGAAAGGCCACAACAAAATGTTGTGGACCGGCTGAAAAGACACGAGTCTTACCAGCA